AGATGGCGAGCCTGAGCGTAGCGAGTAGTTTCTCCTTGGCGTCTGCCGCGTCTGTAACTTTCACAATCTCTCGTCTCTCAGTGAATGCCGCGACCTCAGTCACTTGCCCCAAAGCCTTTAATGCTTGGACGCGCGTGGCCGGTGGGAAGTCCTCATTGAGCGCCGCCTGGGTCAGCTGGTGGATGACTAGGGCACGCAAGTGTGCAGGGGTTTGATACTTCTGCGCCTCAATAGCCGCCTTAAACGCTTCCGCCTGCGCCTGCACCGCGTCCCGCTTCATTAGTGCCTGGCCCCTTCTGCTCTGAGTCTCCGGCTTTGCTTTGCTCCCTGGCCTGCTCTTACGGTATGCCCCGGCCTTACTCTCCCCCATGGCAATAGCCCTGGCGAATTCTCTGTCCTTCGCGGATAGCTTGATTTCACCGGTAGCACCAGCCGAACCCAGTAGGACGACATCGATAGGTACATTCTCCAATGCTTCCTTAATAGACTTGCGAGAGAGTTTCATTTCAGCCTTCCGCCCTTCGGGCTAAACACCCCGCGCGACCACCGCCGCACCCGGGTACAAATAGGGAATAGCCGAATCCTATCAATTACCGCAACCGATTGCAAAATATCATGGCACCGACCTGGGAACTAGGGCTTGACTTGCAATATCATAGCAACACCGACACAAAACAACGGAGAGCATCACCAATATGAAAACCGCCTTCTATCTACTGATCGCCTGCATTGCCGCCTTTGCCCTGGCTGGAGACTTTAGCCCGTTTGCCTTGCGTGCAGTCGCAGGATTCACCATTGCAACCGTGTTTTTCTTTGCCCTTTTATCCCTTCACAAATAGGAGAGCGCCCTCGTGCATATATTCCTTAGCCCTACTTGCCAACTAAGCGCCGCGGTCAGCGCTTTAGGCTATAAGCCAGACGCGACCGCATGGGAGAGCGTTTGCCATTCCAAAGAATCGTTCGCCTGGATTGCCTACGAAGAAAACCGATGGGTCAGCCGATGGACTAGCGAAAAACGCGTTCGCAAGTGGATTTTGCGCGTATATCAGCCTGGGCGCTCTGGTCTTGCGAACACCATCGAAAAAGCTTACGCGTCACTTGATGCCGCAAAAAAAGCGGCAGAACAATATTTTTTAGGAGAGTAAACCAATGAAATACCGCAGACCGCCCTACTTTACCGCCGCCCGCTTCAATAGCGTTTGCCCCGAGACGGGCAAGGCAATCGGCATTGGCGACCGTATAGCCTACTTCCCGGCCACTAAAAAGGCATACCACGCCGAGAGCGAACACGCCTCAATCGTGCGCGGCCTAGAGTTTAGCGCCGCCTTCAATATGGCCGATGCCAATTATTAAACCCCCAGGAGAAAACCATGCGAGATTATTTTGAACTTGACTCAACCCCCACCGACGAACCATGCGCCGCCGTGGGCGCCGACGACTACGCAAAACGCGCACGCCTTGAATGCCGCGCGTATATCGATCAACTAGAGCGAACTTTCCCCCAGGCGATTGACGCGGGAGTCTACTTTACGACCCGCCGCCACGCGCACGATTTCGGCACCTATTACACCGTGGCCATTTGTTACAACGACGAAGACGAAACCGAAACACGCGCCGCGTATGAAATCGAAGGGAACATGCCCGCGCATTGGGACGAGGACGCCCGCAACTATTTAGCCGCCAACGGCTACGACACCGTGCCGCGCGGCTGGGGAACCGTCACCGTATAAACCACACGCCCGGGAAACCGGGCTTTTCTGGAGAGTCTTATGCTAAAAACCGTCCGCATATCCCAAAACTCAAAGACCGGCCCGATTGCCACAACATACCGCGCAGGGCACCGTAGCACATACGGAACATGCCCCAAGACTTGCGGGTTACACCCAGCACCCGAGACGGGAACGGAAACCATCGACGCCGAATACTTGGCCGCACTCCTGGACGCCGTGCCCCCACGCGGGCAAGCCTGGACATATTCACACTTTCCCGCCGACAAATTGCCACGCCCCACGCCTGGCAAAACTGTAGTTAATGTATCGTGCGATACCATGGACGCCGCGGTCGATGCCCTGGAGAGCGGACGCCCTGCCGTAGTGGCCGCTCCCACGGGTACAGAGTGGAAGGGGGTTTCCTATCGGGGCACGCGCTTTATTCGGTGCCCTGCCGAACTGTCCGACAACTTCACTTGCATGCAATGCGGGAACGGGCGCCCGCTATGCGCCCGACCCGAGCGGGATTATGTGATTGTTTTTGTAGCGCATGGGCCCGGAGCGAAGAAGGTGGGTTATGACACGCCGGGCGGATGCTATGGCGATGGCGGGAAGGTGGCCATTGCCTGGCACGGAACCCGGAAAACCGGGGCACCCAATGACGCGGAGACCGTGCGAAACTTTGCCCGCTCGCTCCCCCCGGGCAGTCTACTGCGGCACCATATCGCCGGGGATTTAGGCGCCGAAATTTAACCAGGAGATCATATAGCATGTACGAAACACCCTATATATTAGAAGTGTCCGCCCCCATGGGGAAACTATTGACGCCGATTCGACGCAAGGAAAACGCTTTCACTCGGGGCTCGGAATGGTTCGACGGCCCGTGTCTATTCCCTGGCCAAAAATGGGCTCTCGATGCCTGGCTGGAATGTAACCACGCAACGCAAACCATCTTTTATCGAATGATCGAGACGCCAACGACCGCGGGCACGCTGGATTATACGGACGAGGAACCATGGACAACCGTCGATTGGAGAGTGCTAGGCCAAGACGGGCGCCCGGTGGAGTGGGACGAACTAGACCGATTTTTTAACCCTGAGGAGTAGACCATGCAGACTTTTACTTTTTATTCTGACCCTGGCCATGGCTGGCTGGCCGTGCCGCGCGAACTACTGCACGAACTAGGCATCGCCGACGAAATCAGCGGATGCTCGCGCCAACGGCTGGAGACCGTTTTCCTAGAGGAGGACTCCGACCTTTTCAGGTTTACCCGTGCAATGGGCGCCGCCGGCCGTGAGTTTAAAACCCTAGAGGTTAACGAGCCCCGCTCTGATTCCTTCGTTCGGTCGCTGCCGTCCTATCGCGCGGAGGTTCGGTCATGAGCAAAACAAACTACATGTACACCATTGCCGCCGATTTCACCGTGGAAGTACCCGCGGGCAAGTATTGGCTCTGTGATCCCTGCTATGCCGTGGACAGCGAATTGTGGGACGCGCTTTTGGATTCTTGCGCGGTATTCGATCTGCCGGTCGGGACCGTGAAGAAAAACGGCCAGAAGTACCAAGTATTAGGCTTTAGAACGGCTTACGGGGACGGGGTGTACCGTGACCAAGCCGGGAATTCTTTCCCGGTCGACGCGGGATTAATCGGCCTGACGCCTGTGGAACTGACCGATGGCCATCCCTTTGGGGCGACCCTGGTGGAGTTTAAGACAGACACCGAGTGTTCTTGCAGCAATGGGGTTTTACGATTCGGCACCCACACCATCAACACAAAGGACGATTGACAATGAACATAACGCAATGGGCAACGCTGGCATCAGATCGGCTCCTGGGCCGACGCATAACGGGCGTGCGATACATGACCGAACGAGAGAAAAACGATCTAGCCTGGGACTGTAGAGCCCTGGTGCTGGAACTCGACGACGGGTCGCAGGTTATCCCGTCCGCTGATTGTGAGGGCAACGCTCCGGGTGCCCTGTTCCTCGTCTCCCATAAGGGCTATGAGACCCTGCCGCCCTACTAGGAGGAAACCATGGGCCAAATTATTTTTATCTTCTATTTCATCGTCCTGACGATATGCGCCGGGTTGATTTATCTAAATATATTAGGGGTCTGATCATGAACGAAACGCTTTATATGCTGGACACCATCAAACCGAAATGGAAGGCGCTTGCCTTTGAGCATTTCGTTAGCCATTGGAACCATGAAGAGTTTACCGCTTCGGCTGCGTTCGATTATTTGCTGAAGTGTACGTGCGATGAATTAGAAGGGGTCGTAGATGCTCTGGGGGTTGTCTGGTGGAGTCCATTTGACCGAACCAGCGACCGAGATATTACAGACGCGATGCTATGCCTGGCCGAATCGATGCAGACCTGCGAGGGGAGATCATGAAGAAAAGAGTCTATGTTTTGTTGTCCGGCAGCGATGTTTACGGGGTTTACCCATCGGTTGTCGCCGCCGAATCTGCCGCTCGCCAATTTGAGCGCGACGGGTCACTCACCAGCGGGTGGGTCGTTGAATCAACTTACTTGTACGGGGAGGCATCATGAACTGGTTGAGAGATCTGTTCTTTGCGGATTCCTGGGCTGAGTTTTGGGCGAATCTGTTTGTGAGTGCGGGGATGCTGGCCGGGCTCTGGGTTTTTCTGTGGGCCGTGATGATCTTCTTTGAGGTCCCGCTATGAATCTTCGGCAAGGCGGTGGCCGCGTACCTGTTCCAGGCCGGGGGGAAACCCCCTGGCTACTGGTTCCCATGCCTGATCGTGAGGCCTTTGATGCGCTTTACCCCAGACATACCCCAGACCAGCGGGATAGGTTACATTCGATCATGATCATGAGGCTAGGCGGTGCGATGCTGGAGGAGTGCGGTCGAGCCCATGGAATAACACGCGAACGGGTCAGGCAGATCGAGGCAAAGTTTCAGCGTCTTCTCGCCGGGCATCTATCAAAACTCTCTTAAGTGATTGTGAGGCATGAAAAACACCCACGGCCAAGTGCAGATCGTTGAAATCGTGCCCGACTGTGGGTGGCAGAAAGTACGGCTTGCCTATTTCCCTAGCGGTTCTCTCACCCACGCCGGACGCGTCATTGTCTGCGATGACGATTCCACCATCGAAGGCCCGACATACTTCCTTCATGTTTCCTGCCGAGAACGCCACATGGATTCGGTATCGAATCTTTATAGCCTGCATAACGGCACGCACCGAAAGAGCAGTAGCGAAACCCTCGCAGAATATGTCAATCCCTTTTGCATCGATTGTGAACGATGCGCCCTTCGTGATCTGACCGTGCAGGAACTTCTTTTCCCCATCACCGCTTATGAGTTGGCATCCGACCAGTCGGCCCGCCCTTCTCATCGGTATAACTAGCTTTCCCTGCCAGACATTGCCCCGTTCTTCGGGGAATCCCTTTCGTTCCAGATATGGGTGCGTCTCGGTCGTGCATTGCTTGAGAATCCATGCCGCCTTCTGCGCCGCCTTCTGGGCTAGTTCTTCCCGGTCATCCTTCTGGACATAAGACTTGATCGTGAGCGGAGCCTGGCCCTTCCACATCTCGGGCTTGTCCATCGTCGCCCAGTTTTGAACCCAGCCCACATCCCCGATAACTTTGTAACGCCCGTTACGCTTGTGAGGGTGGTCTGTCGTGGGCACGGCCACCCATCGATGCGGGATAGTGTGATTGATGATGAGACCATGAGCCCTGGCAAAGTCTTCAAATGTCACGCCGTCTTCCTCCTCTGACTCTTGGCCCAGGCAATCTGTCGGCTACGAATCCAGTTCATGATCTTAAGATCGGGAACCAGGGTCTTTTCCTCGAGGCCGCGGGGCCAGACGCCGAAACGCTCTTTGTACTTGTGTGCTGCCCACCCTCTGTTATATCCCCGGTCATTGGAAATGTAGAGGAGTTGACTGTAGAACGCCTGCCTGTCGTCTCGGTTGCCCGCCCCCAGCTCTTCCATCTCTCCGGGGACTGACTGAATGGCCGAGAGTCTTTGCCGAACATGACCACACGCCGCGCATACATCTGCCTTAGCTGGCCAGAGAAACCCACACGCGGGGCATTTGCTTTCCTTCTTTTCCTTCTCGGTCGGTTCCTTGCGGGGCTTGTCCACCGTGCTGTCGAGCTCGTCCACGCCTTCCGCGTAAACCTTGTCCCAGTCGTCACGGAATCGAAGGTAATTGCCCGAGTGATCGAGCCAGACGCCAAACTCTTTGTCCCGATACGAACGCATGACGCGGCCCATCTGCTGGACATGGGAGGAAAGAGACTTGGAAAAGGGGCGGGCAGACACGCCGATCATCACATCAGGAACATCAAAACCGCGAGTTAGTATGTCCGTGGCGATGAGCCCGTGAATCTCCGTGTCTGGTTTACTGAAGTCTGCGATGGCGTCGCGCTTGAACTCGTCGTCATCCTTGTAACTGATGGACACAAAGTTGTATCCATGTCTGGCGAATTGTTCCACCAGGTCAGACCCGTGGGCTACGCCTGCACAGAAAACGATTGTCTTGCGCGGGCCACCAAAGATCTCATGCGTTTTCTTGATCCAGGTCTCGACAATATCCCCGGTCAGCTTGATGCCGCGCTCTGTTACTTCGTCGGTTGACCACTCGCCTGCTACCTTCTTCGCGCCGGTCATGTCGATCTCTTTGGCAATGAATACCCTCAAGGGGGCCAGCCATTTGTTGGTGACTAGGAACTCAGTCGGACTACCTGTCACGACATGGGTGTACACATCCCCCAGACCTTTTGTGAATGGGGTAGCAGTCAGGCCAATGACCTTCATGTTCGGGCGAGACTTTATGAACTCTATGGTCTGCCGCCGGGCGATATGACACTCGTCAACGATGAGCAGATCTGTCTCGGGGAAGTTGTCCCTGCGCTCAAGGGTCTGAGCTGAACAGACCTGAAGTCTTTCGAGTGGACGGTAGCGCCAGTGATTAGCCTGGTAGACGCCGTGATCTAGCTTGTACTTGTCTAGCCTCTGGCTTGTCTGATCGACCAGAACGATTCGATCCATCAACATCACGGCCCGCTTGTAGTTCTCTGCCGTGGCTTTCATCAGATAGATCGAGCACTCCGTCTTGCCATAGCCTGTAGGGGCGTAGAGTAACTGGCAGCGGTGGCCCTTCTTGAAGCCTTCGCGTAACTGATCGATGGCTTTCATCTGATGCTCTCGTAACATCAGTTCCATGGTTTTCTCTCCTGCCAGGATTCCCCCCTGGCGTGGGCTTTGGTAAAACTATTTGGCTATCAATGCCTGTATGAGTTCTGCCGATAGGATCTTAATATCAGCGGCGAGCTTCAATGCCTTCTCTTTATCGCCCTCTGTCGCCTCCCGATAGAAGGCAACCATCACTAACTTTATGTCTTGGTACACCTCGGAATAGTCTCTCATTCGCCACCCATCTTTTTAATCTTGGCCTTCAAGGAGTTTACCGTCTTCAATAACTCCGCCGCCTTTTGTTGGTGAATGTCCCTAGATTCCCGCAGCGCATCAATCTCGATGTCCTTCAATCGGATCTGTTCCCGCAGGTCTTTGATCGTCTCCTCCACATCGGCCTTCTCTATGTCCGAGGCATCGAACTGACCCACGGCGATAGCATCTTTCAATCGATCATTCTCTTCCGATAGTTTATTGATTGTGTCTATCAGCTCTGCCGATTGATTGTCTTCTTCTATCTCTTCCTCGGGATCGGCCTTTTTAGGCGCTCTGGGCGTCTTGCCAATGGCTGTGGTATCCATGGTCGCTTCTACCCCTGCGCGGGTGTAGGAGACCTCTTTGGGGGCTTCCTCAAGGGAGGATTTGATACGGCTCACGGTCATGTGTGAGCAGCCGATATGCTCAGCCATCTTCCGGGTAGACCATGATCCCCAGACAGAGTGTTTGACCATCCGCGTAATCATCTCTTTGAGATCGTCTTTGGTGTACGACAGGCCGCGTCGTGCGCCCGCCCCCAAAGCAAAGAGGGTGGCATCATCTACGGTTCCCTTGTGCGTCTCTACTTCGATCTCTAATCCGCCGTTCTGCCGGGTTGCAAAGTAGCGGTGGAACCCATCGGCCAGCCAGTTATGTTTGCCGTCATTGAAGACGACGACAGGCGGGAAGACTGACCCGTCCTGCATCTGCTGCGCGTACTCGTTAATGGTCTCTTGATTGTTCTTGGCGCGGGCCTGCGTGTCGCCATCGATACGAATCTCGGTAAGTTTTAGTTTGGTCATTTTAATCTCCGCAGTAACAGGGAATAGCTTCTTGGTTGTTATCAAACATGTCTTGCTGGTTTAAGGCGTACTGGTGTAACTCTTTATAACTTGGCATGTCCTTTCTAAACCTGGCCCCGTCTCCAAAGGTTTTGTTGCTGGTCTGGGCGTGGTTCTCCATCTTGATCCACCAGAGCGCTCGGTCTGGCTTCTCTTTGATGAGGCTTAAGATTTGATTTGGGGTCTTAAGAAAACACAGGTCACAGTTCCCATGCATGGTGACGCCGTTCATGTTCGGCAGCTCAAGATCGAAAGTCTGAGCCTTCCAGAACTCTGATACGGTCTCTTTGGTTACACCTGCCGTGACCAATGGGGTGCGGCTGCGGTCTATCTTGGCTGCGCGTCGCTGCTCGTCAGCTCGGATACCGACCCAGTCTTCATTCTCTGTGTGATCCCACCCAAGAGACCGGACATAGTTGTGAATCGTCCTGATCTTTAACTTTGCCGTGCAGATGCGGGCTACAGGGTTGGGAAGGTACGGGCTACCGTTCTGGTCTATCAGTTCAAAGAAGGGCTCGCCGTCTCTGCTTGCCGTCTCAAAGGTTACGCGCTTGAATCTTTGGCGCTGCTCTTCATGATATCGATACTCCAGCCAGTGGATCTCGACGCCCCATTCACGCCCGCAGCGGTCGATGAACCGCAGGGTTTCTTCCATCTCTTTGCCCGTGTTGGCGAAGCAGACAATGCTCTCAGAAGGAAGCCCGCCATTACTTTGCAGCACGCGCCAGAGCATGTAGGCCGAGGTACGCCCGCCAGAAAATGAAATGACGGTCGGCTCTGAGATCTTAAACGGATCCATGTTCTCTCCTGTCTGTAACTATGTTACACCCTGTAACAATGTTACACCATAATTTTGAGGGAGCTACCCCCCTTTGTTGTTTTTAATCTTTAAGCTATCTCGTAGAACTACTTAACGACACCTGTCTGCTGGTGGGCAAGACTCAGCCATCCCAGATCGTCTTACTGTAACAGATGTTACAGTTGATCTGGTGGCCTTTACAAAGTCTGTCCGCCGGAGCCGCTTTGACTCGCCAGTCGTTCGCTGCTGGGGCACTAGCTTCGCCACCCCGTTCTGATTCTTCCGCAGCTTTCCCCCAGTTTCAGATCTTTGGTCAGTGCGCTGGCGTTGAGACCCCGTCCACACAGACCGCAGTCGGAGCGCCCAAAAGAAAAACCCCCTAGGGAGGACTTGGGCTTGACAGGCCAGCATCGGGCGAACACCAAACGATGACTACAAGCCCTCTCTAGGAGGTTCTGGGTCTTAAAGGTGTTCGCCAAATGCCGGAGCGTCACTTCCGACAACCGTAGGATAGCAAAGCTGGAGAAAAGTTCCAAGCAGAGTGGTAAATTTTACCAGTGAAGGAGGGGCCAGGATTCATTTGCACCTTTTGCCAAAGGATACGGGCTGTTTAACGACGCCGAGCCGTCGCCTGGCCCCGTACCTATGATAGGTAAAAAAAAGATCCAGGGCGAGGGGAATCAACCTGGATCTAACCCTGTGAGGGAGGAGAGTAAAACCATGAAACACCATCAGCGTAGCACCTACGCCCCCCTAGGACAATACTTTTAGCTTTTCGTTCAGGAACAGCCAGCCTATGGTCGCCCGGTGCGCTGCCTCCCATGCCTCCAGTCTTTCCTCTTTGCTCATGTCCGCCCCCTGGTCTATACGGGAATGGCACCTGTAACAGAGCGCTGCCAGGCGGAAGTCATGGGCTTTGATGGCCTTACCCTTCCCGTCCCTGAGCTGGTTGCTGTGTGCCGCGCAGATTGTCTGGTCTTTTATCCCGCACATCTGGCATGGGGATTCCCTGACCACCTCCAGGAGCTTCTTGTCCCGGTAATTAGACATACTTCTGGAGCGCTTCGATAGCCTCTTCACGGACTAGTCGTGCGGCAGTCTTGGGCATCATCTCTTCCCAAAGGAGCAGAGCCGTCAGAGCTTTCTTCATGGCCTCGTCCTTGGCATCCGGCAGAAGACCGTACATGGTAAAGGGTGGGTCTTGGCGTACGGGTTCGATGGTGATTGTGTCTTGTGCCAGGTAAGAACCGGTGGTTGGTGTGATCTGCATGATTAGTCCTTTATTTTGTAGAGAAGAGTATTGCCTTGGTAAAACTTATCCACGACTTGCCGTTCAGCGAGTTTGCCCAGGGCTCGGGCTACAGACTGTTGAGAGACGATGAAATACTTGGCCAACTGTTTAGATGTTACGGGGCGCTTGTGCTCGACCATATAGTCCCAAACCTTTTCGTCTATCGTTCTCATTTCCGCTTCCTGCTGTTTGACTCTATGACCAGGAGTTCCAAGAGCTTCTCCATGTAGTGCTGCCCTTTGCCAATCTCCTCTGCCGATTGGTCTTTCGATCCCATCCGCATCAGATACTTTAGCGCCCCGCCCCGGTAGTATCCGATCCGCTGCTCAAGCGGCCAGGTATCGACTACGTCCCACGGTTCAATGTCCATCCGTTTGTAATGATCTCCACCTACTTGCCTATCTCTTGCTGGCATATCTACTCCTTCACTGGTTGACGTTGTGACCATAGATCCAAACACACCTTCTCTAACTCAGCATTGGGTGGGTTAGTCTTCAGCGCATCCTTGACTCCCATGCGGTAAGCCTCGACTACATCACGCGGCATACGGATCGAGCTCGGATCTGGGGAGGCGGTCAGCCGGTCAAAGACCAGGACCACCAGCAGCATGACCATGGCCCCGAGCGCAGCACCAGTCCAATAGGTGCCGTTCTGTATCTTCTGCTCAAGTGTTGTTTGCATTGGACTCCTCCTTTATAGGGGTGTTTGACCACTCAACTTTATAAATACCACCATCTAAAGCAAAGTCGATACGTAGGTTGCACTCAATCAAATACGGGTGCATGGAATGTCCAAGACCACTTTGGTTTTGTGGCACTCGGTAATATTTACTTACCACAGTCTTGCCACGGTCTTCCTCTGGAACAACTTGTTTGTACAAAGGTTCAGGTGTTTTTGATTGCTGTTTAGCCATCGCTCTTCTCCTCAGGCTCATGTATAGATTTTTCCGTTTTGTATACACGTTCTTCGGACATGTATACATTATCGACAGGTTGCGCTAGTGCTTGGCGTAGTGCTTCTACTGGGCCGCCTTTTAATTTGTAACCGTCTGTTGTAATCATTGTGTCCCATCGCTTCTTTTGTAACGCTTCAACACGCTTCCTGTACCAAGCATCGTTTTCCTTAGCCATGTCCGATGCGGTGTCAATGTCATCTAAGATGTTCCATAGCGTTTCCAAAGCCTCCAACGCCTGCTCTGCAGCTTTGCGTAGGTCAGTCATTTCTCACCTCCATCCATTGCCCACTGCTTAGCCTTTTCCAGCAACCACACGGCGTCTGCTCGGGTCATTTTGCTACTGAAAGATATAAAGTCGTTGTCCGTGTCGTAACCAACAATCAGAACGTCAGTCACCTCACCCAATTGACAACGTGTTAGCACAGCCTGCAATGCCATCTCGGGAGTCATGTGCTCTGTTGGAGGGAAACGTAGCACTTCAATATTGTTCATTTCTCACCCCTTGCTCGAATCATCGCCGCCGCTACTACTCCTTGGTTATGCCAATCACCATGCAACCATTCTTCAACCACCTTCGCACACGCCTCACGCTCATCAGCCCGTACCAACTCAGCGAACTTCGCAACATCAAGACCATCGGCAAGGTTCATGCACTCGTTGTACATCTTTATGTGCGTCATCTTTGCCGCCATGTATTCCTTAATACGTTTCTCGTCTTCTAGGTCTCTCATGCCCTTTCCCTCTCAACAAGGTTAAACGGGTCATGCCACCGAAAGGTTCTGGGCGTTATCTCGTAATACAAATAAACGTTGCACGGCCCTTTTTTCCTCTGCATCAGACCTTCTTCCACTTGCCTTTCCAACCGATGCCGCGCCATTTTCATCGAGATCTTTTTCTTCTTGGCAAAGTCTTTGATGGTCATCATGTCCCGCGCCCCTTGCCTTGCTGCTTACAGGGCCACAGCGCCTCTAGCCTTGTCCTGACTATGGTGTCTGCGGAATAGTGACGAAGAGCAGGATTGGCCTCCAGGAACTTCTTGATAATGTCGTAGACCTGCCCGGCCTTTACTCCTTCTGGTGGGCAGACAGTGACGTTGATCGCGGAGTCCGCCGCGCCGAGCACGTAGCCCAGCGCATGGATGTTATCCAAAGCATCCCCTTGCATGTCTTTGTAAAGGTTGTTTCCTGACATGAACTCAGCCTGCGCCATTGCTGGCACGAACAACAGACCTGCTATTAGTTTTTTCATGATTTCCTTTCGTGCCTCAGCACTCCTAACCTCACCCGTCCAGACCTCAAAGGGCCGTTCCTCATCTATCCTCTGCACACTTCCAGCCAAAACTCACCCCGACGCAACGAACCACTTCTAACCTTGACAGCCTCGCCAAACCCGACCACTCCGTGCCCCGCCGTAGATCTCCTTTCCCCGACAGCCACACCGCGCCCTACCTGGCCTTTTTCTAACTATCACCACCTAACCGTGTCAGCCAAAACTGACCATGTCGGACCTCTTTACACCTCTACGAATCAGTCCTTTCCTTTGCACACTTCCTGCCCAACCGGGCCTTACCCGAACTCGTTACAACTTGCCCGTCCGAACCTGGACAGCCGTAAATTACCTATCCCTTCCCAATCAGTCAGAATCTTTCTATGACGATCCGAACCCGAACAGCCGAATCTGACCGGACCACTATGGCCCTTCCAAAACCATCCGTGCCCATCCGTAACAGCCGAACCAATAACGACCCGACCCAACCTTTCCATAAATGTCCGAACCTGAACAGCCATACCAAACCGCACCCGTAGCAACCGAGCCCATCACGTCCGTTCCCCACCCTGACAGCCACACCAATAACGACCCGTCCAATCCAAAACCTAACCTTTGCACACTACGCTGTTACGGTTTGCTGCGTTTCCTGAAGATTGGTGATTAATGTGCTCACTTGATCTTGCATCCCAAGAATCTCCGCATGAATCTTTGCCTTGTGCAGATGGGCATATGCACGGGCAAACTCCAGTTGAATAGATTCCCTTGCAAGATCTTTGTCCGTCTTGAGAGTTTCGATAGACACATACCCTTGCTGGTCGCTTGGCAATCTTGGATCACGCACATAACTCACCGCGCTAATCATCTTCGTTTCGTTGATGATGTTGATCTTTACGCTGGTTATGATCTGCCGCGCTTGGTCTAGCCGGTACGCATGGCCAGCCTTCTCGTCATCCCACTCAAATAAATGATGCAGGATGCTGTCTGGCTTTTTAGCCTCTTCTACCAAAAGGTTGGGGGTTATCCCATTGTTCTCTTTGTAGATACGACTAATTTCAGCGTTGATGTCTTTGCGTGATGGCTTCATGCTGCCACCTTGATCCCACGGCGTTTGCTTTCTGTCTCAAACCAGGAGTACAACTCTTCAGTCTCTTGATCGTAGAACTTAGGATTCTCTAGCGCATCCTTCTGAGCCTGACGCCCGCCATTAGCAATCACTTCCAAGAACTCAGGATCATCTGCTGTGGTGAGCTTGTAGCAACCAAAGTTTCCAGAACCCTTCTCCTGCCGCCAGTCGCCCAGACCAGACACGATGCCTGCTGCTGCCAACAGATTGGAAACCGACTGTTGATTCAGCAAGGGCACGGTGTAGGACATGGAAAGGTAGCAAGCCCACTTCCGCATAACTGCACGGGTCCGAACGTCTGGCGTCTTGTTGATGTCTGCCGACCGGGTAACAGCCATCATCATCTCCGGGACTCCATAGATGTGGACGATCTGACCGTCAACATAGACCTGCCGCTTGATCTGGGTCTTTGCTACGCCAGGCATATCGAGCGCTGCCGTCATCATGCCGCCCTTAAACCCTGTAGCTAGGACAGTAATCAACGTTGGATCGCTGTCATCCAAAGTAACGTATGGGCTATCCCGGTACTCTTGAAGCGGGTTGTGCTTCAGGCTGCTGGCCTTCTCTGCCGCGTTCTTTCTTGGAGCCGGGAAGAGTAGGGTCTGCAATACCTTCTGACTCATTCGGTTATGAATCAGCGGGGTGGTGCCCAAGATACAAAAGTTCAATGTCTCGCGACGCTGCTCGGTTACAAAAATTTCCGTACTAACTTCTTTCTTTGTTGCCATGATGCTCTCCTTGGTTGATTACTTCTGAATAAGCCAACTAGGCTCTTGACTAGCCCAATCGTGCTCGGGTTTACAACTAATAACGTGCAACTTTCTTTGCTGGTGCGCTGCGAATTTATCAGCCACCTCGACCACCAACGGCCAATGCGATGAGTAGTCATCCCCCACTAGGAACCCACCAGGCTTAACTTTTGGCCACCACTCAGCCAGGGTCCGCCCGTTCTCTTGTCCCGTATGGGCATACCCATCGATGTAGATGAAGTCAAAATATTCATCTGGAAACAGTTTCCGTGCCACAGAAAAGTCAGCACGAATCAGACTGAACCTGTTGCGATACTTTTCCAACCTCTTTAACGCGGTCAGGTACTCATCATCCGTATGGTTACGCTCCCCGCTATACCGATCCACACCGTAGTGAAAGACACCACGGCCATAGTTCAGCACCGCCTCAGAGAACCCACCTTCAGCCACGCCCAGCTCGATGCTTACTCCGAACATGGGGATCAGGAGAGGAATGTCATACCGCCGCTCAATCTTTTTAAGGGTGCTGTCTAGGTTCATGGTTTCTCCAGTAGGAGCTCGATCTGTTCTTTGAGGTACACGCCTATGTCTTTGCCCTTGACCGCCACTAGCTGCGCCTCTGGACACTCATAGACCACCTTTGCTGCGTCCTTAATTCCTTTCTCGTATCCCGTGTCGAAGGCGTTCTTGTTATCCAAGACCATCGCAATACCATCCCGAACCATCCCAGCCGCCTTACGATCTTTAGCGGCCTTTTTGAGTCGCTTGTAGTGCTCCTCGGGGATGAAGACTGAATAAGCCACTAGCCTTCCCATATTTGAAATTCCTTATAAAGTGCGTCCAGCCGGATGCGAGCCTGGTCGTTTGTTTTCAGCTCGGACCTAGACTGAATCTCTAAGTAATGTCTCAGATACTCGGTCGCTTCTTCTTCGGATGCCTCAAGGATCAAAGCCTGATCGCAGAGATACCCCCAGAACTTAGAGTTCCGGCACAGCATCCCCGCGATACGCACGGCCCTGTCGCCCTCAAACTCTTGCTGCCGATCCAAAGGTTCCTCGGTCAGGTTGAGTCTCACCATGACAACTTGATACCGGGCACCTATAAAGTCGCGCAGCAGCTCTTCTGGAACATCGTCGGGGTGCATACCTAGCGTCAGGACATAACCGTTCTTGTCCTGCTTTAAGGCGATCTTGACCCCTTCAAACTGAAGCGTCTTCATGATCTACTCATAAACTGGAGTGTTATGCCTGTGCCACTTTTTGTGACATGGTTCACACAACCATCTAAGTTCAAGCGGTTTGGTGTAATCATCGTGATGTCCTTCAACGTTGTAAGTTGAACCACAAACAGAACAAACTTCTTTTCGAAGAATTTTGCCGTCACGTAAAGCGTTGCAAGTAATTACATGTGCCGCATAAGCCATCGGATACTTTTTTTTGTACTTTATGCTTGCTTTTTTTCTGGCAATTTTCCCAGCTTCAGTTTTTATGTATTCTTTTCTTGCTTTCACCCTATGCGGTTGTGTGCTTCTTTGTTTGTCGTAAGCGCGAATCTTGTCTAAGTTGTTGTCCCGATGTTTTTTGACTCGATTCTTAACGCATTCAACACACTTATTGAGGTGTCCGTCTTTCATCATTGGGTGTGCATAAAAATCTGACAGCGGTTTTGTTTGTTTGCACTCTCTGCATATCTTCATAAGAATCTCCTTAAAAAGGTATGCTAATTATATACCATTCTAAAATGGTATATCGTCCGAGTCGTCATCCAGGTCCGCCTGCTTAGGTGGCTCTGGTTTCGGTTCGGGTTTGGCCTGCTTCACATAGGGCGCTTGAATGCCTAAGCTCAGATACTCCACCCCTTTGGCGCTGGTGTTCTCCCAGGCGGATATGTCCATCACAACCAACTCCCCGTCTTGTTCCATCATCTTCTCTAGGAACTCCCGAGACAGATGGATCTGGCCACGCCGGTCAGGGTGCTTCTCGCTCTGCTTGCCGGTGTTATGGAACAGTGTTCCGGTGTTGGGTTTCTGCTGATAACTCATGCTGCCTCCTGGAATTTGTTCTTAGCCGCAGTAAAGACGCCCATGAGTTCCTTGTGGGAAACCGCGTCCGTGTTCTTCACAGCCTCAAAGAGAGACTTGTTCTTCTTGTAGATAGCCATCACATCGTCAGACGAGGTAGCCGCCTGTAACGCAATGCCAGCCGCCTTGTGAACTAGGGCTAGCCACTCGGTAGGATCTCCCTCTGGTTCAGCAGGAGCATTGATCTGCCAGCCACCTTCAACACCAACGATGCGGGGCTTGGCTTCTTCCTTAACCTCTGGCTTGGGCGCAGGCTTAGGCATAGCCTTTGGTTCAACTGCGGTCGTAGCATCCAGGGCGTCGTGCTCCACGATCTCAAAGGCGTTCGTCCACAGATACCGTCTGAGGTAAGTCTGGACCGCCCCCAAGTTCTGGACAGGGTGGCAACCTTTCAACTCCGCCGACGACATGGGGGAACTGAAGACCACACACTCGCTGTTGGTCGTGTCATAGATGTTGAGGAAGGCTGCGGTCTCGGTGTAGGTCACCACACCACAGAGCCCCAACTCGTTACAGATCTCCTGGATAGCAGGCAGGAAGTCGCCTAGTTCAAAGTATTCATAGCCAGCAAATTTATTCTTGCCAGACTTGGTAAGTTTGCGGCCTTGGAGTTTGATCCGGGCCTGTTGTAGTTTTGCGTAGACAGTCATATTTATCCTATGTGTTTGTAATACTCATCGACCAACGCATTGGCACAGGTGGCTAAGTCTTTGGTGAAGTCTTCGTCGCCCATCCAATCCAGCACATCAGCGTTTGCAGCCAACGCCAACATGAACTTAAGCAGCAGATCCTGTCTTGTTTCCATTAATGCTCTCCTGGTAATCCCGCCATTGCTGGCAGTACGTGTTCACCGAACAGAAGTTCTCGCATCGAGTTCTGCTGCCGGGCCTTACTTCTAACTCCTGCGTCTTTGCATCTAACGCCGCTTCAGCCTCCTCCTTAATTTCATAAACCTTGATAGCCCTGACGCCACCCTTCTTCTTGATAGCGTAGGTCGTGGGCCGCTCCCACATTTCATCTGGCGTGCAGTCTGGAAGATCCTCACCCGCCTCGATGGCGAACTCACAGGCCGAGTGCAGCGACAGGCGATGGGAGATGTACTCCTCCCGCTCCTGGTACGGCCACAGCTTAATAGGGATCTCCTTGACTGGAGCCTGCGGATAGTCTGGGTTCTTAGCTGCCTCCCGCCGTGACCAGTCTCTAATGATTGCCACGATGCCCAGATCTGTAACGTGCGTATCCTTTTTGACGGACTCCAATAGCCACGCATAGATGTTTAACTGTTGCTCCCACTCCACCTTCTCGTTCATCACCGCCCAGGCAGAAGTCGTCTTGTAGTCACGGATAGCCACACCGCCGCGCCCGTCTAGGATCTGAAGGTCGATGGCCCCAGAGATCCTCCATCCGTCCAGGGTGGCATGGAGCCGCTCTTCTACCTGGTGGTTATCATCCTTGCCATGCTCCAGCACGCCGTGGATCGCTGTTCCAAAGATCGACCAGACCATGTCAGCAACATCCTGCTCCAGCTCGTCTTCAAACTTCTTGGTCAGCGCTACGATCTTGGGGCTGTTGAGAAGCTGCGTGGCAGACAGATGCGCCTTTCCCTTGGAGTAGGTGGGGCGCTTGAGTACGTTGACGAACGTCTCAGGAATGTTGTGTTTGTTGGTCAGCTTCACGTTCTCTCCTTGATATAGTGTTCCTAGGAGACATATTAGAACAAGAAGTTCACCAATTGCAAATAAATTTTTTGCTTGGTGTAACAAATGTTACAAACTGTAACAATGTTACGTACTGTAACAGGCTGTTACAGTTGACTGCCCTGTAACAAATGTTACAGTGGAGGCATGGTCTATTTAGGAATTGATCCAGGGTTCACCGGCGCATGGGGGTTGATCAACCACCACGGGGACTACATCGGCTGCGGAGACATGATCCACAACGAAAAGTGGATCGACATAAATTCTGTCTATCGAGAAATATCTTTGATAAGAGAAAACGATGACATGATGATTGTCGTAGAGGCTGTCCATGCCATGCCCAAGCAGGGCGTCTCTAGTTCCTTCAAGTTTGGTATGTCCTACGGCGCAGCGCTATGCCTGGCTCAAAGGTTTCTGGAACAGTGGGAACTAGTGCAGCCTAGGGTATGGAAGCGCGACATGGGGCTCACAGCCGACAAGACAGACAGCCTGAACATGGCCCGCCAGAAGTGGCCAGAAGCCCCGCTAAAGCGCGTAAAGGACAACGGAAGGGCAGAGGCTCTGCTGCTCGCTGAATGGCTGCGGCAGGCTTACTGCTGAGTCTCTCTGACCCTGTCGTTGAACCGCTTCATCTGAACCATCATCTGGTTCTCAACCGCCTTGACTTGCTCCTTGGGGGCATCCTTCTCAATCAGCATATCCCGGCGCTTCTTCAGCTTCTGAATGTTGCGCTCGACCTGATTGGCGTAACCATATAGCCTGGCCTCGGGAAACTCCATGAGGTACTCACGGGTGGGAACCCTGTCTTTGATCCGCCCCTTGATCTCATTCTCATGCTTGTTGAGTTCGATGAGGTTGCTGTAGAAACGATTACGCTCAGCCGAGATGCCTGTGGTTTCGCCAATGAACCGGCCAACGAGCGGCACCTTGTAGATCGGCAGCTCTTCGCCAGTGAATTGACTTGTTACAGTCTGCTCGGCTTTGAGAATTTCACGACCAACACCGCCAGTCAACTGCCCAATAAGATAGTCAATTTGATCTGGAGTAGGGCTGATGATGCCAGGCTTGTAGTCTGTGCCACCGGTGGTTGCGTTCAAGTAGTAGGCCAGCTCTTTGCTCAATGCACTAGCGGCTTCCTTAGCGCGGGTGTAGCCTGGCGTGGGAGACAGGGAGCTGAAGTCTTCCTTGGCAATCGGCTTACCAGTCCAGTCCTTATTCTCAAAGAGCGCCACCAATGGATCGCCAACCGTCGGAGAGAATGTTTGGAACGACCAGCCAGCGTTACCTAGAGGGTTGAACATATCCAACAGAGAACCAGTCAACGACGCTACACGCTTCGGGGTCTCTTTGAATCCAGAAAGCGCCCACTCGGTTAGGATGCGTCCCGTGTTGGGAATGACGTTGTACCCAAGCGGCATTGGAACAGTAAGGTATGTTGTGCTACTCACCGGGATAATAAAGTTTCGCTCTTTTACAAACTCTGGCGGTTCATCTTCATCAAAGCCCATGGCGGCAAGCATCGCAGCCTGGGAAGAACCCATGATGATTCCGCCCCAGAAAATCTTCTTGCCAAGAGGGCTAAGCTCGTACCGCTTTCCGTTGAACCGGAACATGGTTTGGGCCATGCGCGTTGTACCTTGGACAGCAGCATTAAAGAACGCGTAGAGCGCGCCAGCCTGGCGACCAATCTGACCCTTGCGGTTAAAGTTCACCGTGAGATCTTTAGCAAGATTTGCAGCCTGCTCCGTGGTAAATACGTTATTTCCCTGGGCATCTTTTTTGTCTAATGCTGCTTTGTATGCAGCCAGACGAATGGCATTCTCCATAGACTGGTTGTAATCCTCCAACCAATTAAAGAGCGGCGCAGCCATCTTGCGTGCCGTTTCCATCGGAACTTTGAGCGTACCGTTTGCAGTGAATACTTTGCCAAGAGGAGTCTTAGTCCAGGACGATGGATCTAGGATTGCTTGTAACGCATCAGCACGTTCTTGCATCCGACTAAACTGATCGCGGAATCCTGTCTGGCCACCCTCTTTCTGGAACTCTTCCCAGAGTTGCGACCATGTGCCCTTAAGAGGAGGTTTGCCAGCACGACGATTACGTTCCTCAGCATAGATGCCGCGCAACGCCGCTATGGTATCGCCCAAAATCTTCATCTTGTCACCAGCCAAAGGCGTGGTGTTGATCTGAATCATCGCGCCTTGAACGTCGCGCAAGAAGTTGATTGCACCAAAGATTGGGTTGTACTGAGTGTTGATCTTTGCGAAGTATTGGGTGAACTGCTGCATCGCCCCCATGACTCGGCCAAGATTGTCGGCATCAAGATTTTTTAACGCCATGGCCATCCGCTTGGCGCGTTCATCCTGCGCGTTGAAGATGACGTATTTCTCTTTGCCGTTGATACGAACAGGGATCACGTACTCGGAGTTAAGTAGCGTCTTGTTCGGACGTTCAACTACCCTGTTGGTAGCCGCATCCACACTTCGTATTACTGGTTCTTTAATTATGTTGTCGATGTCCGCAGGGTTAAGTCCAAGCGCATTTAGCTCATCCCTAACCTTTTGAGGATCTTTCATGACCTCTGGGTCATATGCTAACCAGAACCCTGGGTTGGGATTGCTGACCACGAGACCATAAAGCGCTTTGCTAACCCTGAGCTTTTCTCCACGGACAATTGCACGCTCGCGTTGCTCAGCAAGGTTCGCAAGAATATCTACAACCTTTCGTGACGAACCAACTGCTGCGCGACTGAACGGACCTTTGACAGCAATACCAGAACCAACACCAGTACCAATCTTGGTGATGTCGTATTCGCCTTCTTCGCGCTTCAATGGAACATAGTTCTGTAGCGCCTTGTTCCACGAATCAACTGTTTGTTGTGACTCTTGCCCCGTCTTAACGAGGATTTGTTGCGTATCCTTAACAATCTTATCTACCCGCTTAGCAAGGTCTTCAAAGACTTTCTTTTGCTGAGGAGTGAGACCTGCGAGGTAAGCCTGGGCGTCTTTCGTTAAGATCCCAGAACCACCATCAGCCATATTTGGATCGCGCTTTGCATTGAACTTATTGCGGGCCTCGGCATGACGATTGTGAAGATACTCTTCAAACTGTTCAATGTTAAGACCTTTTGCACCAAGCTCTTTAATCAGCGGCTCAAGGTCACCTTTTAAAAAGTCTTGAACCTGTTTAGATGTTCGCCCATGGAATAGCGTTTCTTGAAGATACGGATTCCAACGGTCAGCAATTTGCTTACCGGCTTTGCGAATGTTTTCTACCACACGTTTCGTATCAATTTGCTTGTCTTGCAACGTGTAGATGACATTGTCCATCTTGCTTTCAATCGGAGCGTCCCATGATCCTTTTGGTATGGGCTGGCCAAATACGTTGGTCTTGATGTTCTCTAATGGAACAGGGCGAGCACCCGTCTCAGTCACATAGTCAGTCAATGACTGAATACCCATTGGCCTGGGCTCATCACGCATGATCTGGTCAAATACTTTGTGAACTGCGTATTTGTTGTTAAACCCAAAGACGTTCTTCAGTCCGTCAAAGTATTTCTTGATTGCTTTGACAAACCGATCCCAAGCCGTCCCTAGCTTAGACTTCATGAGCGTTTCAGCATTGATCGCCCAATACTCGGACGGGTTTAGATACTGATAGAACTCATAGGACGGCATAGCCTGGACCGCTGCCGCAAATGTTGCTTCACTAGGCGCATCGAGGAATCCTAAGACCTTGCTAAAGTATTCTTGCGATGGTTGATCTTTGTTGGCCTTGACTGCTTTCTTCAGAGCATCCTGCCACGCATCAATCACAACTTTGCGCTGCGCTTCAGTCATCATCTGTTCAAGCGAGTGCATGATCTCATGGCGAACTGAAGAAGGATCTTCAACTCCGCTTGTACCGTTCCACAAGGTAACGATGCGATCAAACGGATTAAAGTTACCCGATGAACGACCAGGCTTCTTGGGAGTCCGTACAGACAAACGCAGGCCATTGAGTAGCCACGGCGTCTTGTTATATGCATCCTGAATAGATGCCAAGACATCAGCGCTCAAGTCGCCCTTGTCGTATGCCTCTAGTGCGCGACGCAAGAAGTTCTCCGGGGAGGTGCTAGGAGCATAGCCCGCTTCAATTTCAGACTTCAGCTCCTTCGACAACTCATCAACGAGGGTCAGACGCCGCTGTAAATCTACTGTAGCGCCACCTTCAATAACCCCCTGGACCAGACGTTCACGACGAGCACGAAGCGCAGCGTACTGGGCGATGATCTCGTCACGGGTGAGGGACGGGATCATTGTGGATTCTTGTTCCGTTATCTGCGGCACCGTGTCGATGTTGTACAGGAAGTTCTCTTTCGACCCATACTCAACGCCGCGGGCAAGGATCATGTTGCCAATCTGCAATATTGCATCAGCTTTGACTACGGGCAGCGTAGTGCGCCGGTCATAGAAGTAAGCATGACGGGTGGGATCAAATCCTAGCTGAACATATCGAGGATCGTTAATAGCCTTTTGTGCCATTTCAAATGCGGTTGACGGGGACACATTGACATACTCACCCTCCATCGTCTGAAGCGCATCTTTAGCAGACCCGGCAGCAATCTCTAATGCTTTGGCCTGGTTACCCAGAGCAAACGTCACATTCTTTGCAAGCGCTACGCTACGGTATCCAATAGCCAGCCCAGGCTTTGGCGATGTAACTTTGGGGCGACCTTCATGGATCGACACAACAAAGGTCTTGTGATTGTTCCACGCGGGAATGTCGAGACGCAGGCCCACCTTCGTACCATCGGGGATAGATACGTTAGCCTTGGGTTTCTTATCCGACGACAGTGCATTGACTACCTGTTCCTCTGTTGCGGGCGTCAATGGCTCTGTGTACAAAGGAATAGGACGGAACCGATTGACCGCTTGGTCGTATTCTTCCTTGGTTACTTTGCCTTCTTGCAAAAGCTCTGCCAGTGCAGCCAGCTCAGGCGAACGGCCAGGAGGCAGCTTCTTCTTGGCTTTGGGCAGGTTTTCATCGAGGTCTTTGATGGTCTTTGCATCTTCGCCAAAAAGGTCAGACTGAGGCTCTTGTACTTTGATGGTTACTTGCTCTTCCATCAACTTACGCATATCAGACCAACTAAAGTATTGATAACCACGTTGGCTCGGTACTTTGGGTATCCGTAAAAAATCAAAGAGCTTAGATGTGTCTGGTGTTACTACACCCGGACGATCATCTGGAAAAAGGAATTTTGTTCTCCTACTAAACATCTGAGAGAACCGTTCGTACTGACCATTTGGTTTGATCCAAATGCCGTCTTCGACCGATGGTCCAACTTTCTTAAGTGCATCCCTATCTCTCGATGCAACCAACAGACGACCGCCGCTTTGTGAAATAGCTAACCTAAATAGTGTTCGTGTGACTTGTTCAGGCGTTTTGTTTTTAAACGCATCATTGTCAATAGTTGTGATACCAGTTACGCTAAAATCGTTACCAAGAGCAATGACGACCATAGACTCAGGATTTTCGTCTACGCGTTTTGCTATCTCAAATGGGTGAAAAGCCTCGGACGCTGTCAAAGGATTTTTTTGCAGAAGTTCTTTCTGCCCCATATCCTTAGAATAAGTCTGTACGTATCCTTCAGGAGCAATTACTGAATACTTATTTGTGTCTATAACGATATGGCCTTTGTACGCTAGCTTTGTAAAAGCATTGGTAAAAGATTTAGTCATAGATTGATCGGCTTTGCTAACCTCCACGTTGCCGCTTGGGTGGTTGTGCAACATCCACACGCCAGTAGCGCCAGCTTGCACAGCCGCCTCTTGAACCTTTTTCATGTACTCGATGCTGCTGTCGCCAACAATTGCAACCGCTGCCGCTGGCAAACGACTTGTTACACCGAGTTGAGAAACGACTTCATTTTTGTCATTGACAAAGAACATACGAAAGGTCTCAAACCGGGGATGCCGGTAGACCTGAGACAGAACTGCTAGATCATCATGCCCAGTTACTTTTTGTCCAACGAGGCTGACCCGCTGTCGTCTTGCGTAGTCTGTGGAGAGGGCCAGAGCGAGAGGGTTGTCGGTGGACTGTAAAGCATCCACGGTGGACACGGCCTCCCGTCTCGCAGTTTTTCCGGCTTGATTGTCTTCGTTTGGCGGTAACTGGCTATTAGCAAAGAGGGAGAGTTGTTCTGCATTTTCTTTCTTCCTTTTGGTAACTTTCTCCGGGGTGACTTGCTCCAGCCCTTCAACACCAAACAGATCTTTTTGAGCACCAGGGGGCGTCGTTCTTTCTGGTGGCGTAGGCGGAGTAAGACTGAAGAAGTCGCGCTCTAGTTCCGCTCTTCTTCGTTCTTCTGGGCTTGGCTCTCTAATTTGAGGCGTTTCAGCTCTTCCAATATCCGCTTCTGAGATTGTAGGGGCAACTCCTTCAGCCTCTCCAGCGCGTTCTTCTGCTGCGATTTCTGCGAGTCGGGCGTTGATTTGTCCAAGGGTCAGCTCCTTTGATAAGTTCTCAATCTTCTCGTCTATCACCCGCAATGCCATCTTGTCGTCTTCGGTCAAGAAGTCATTGTTCTCAATGCGCTCGATGATGTAGTCAACAGCATTACGAACCTTTGAAAATTCATTGGGATCGTAAACATCCTCTGCACGCACGAATACTTTGAGGTCGTCAGGCAGGAAGTCGTTGAGCTGCTCGTCCTCAATCATTTGCTGCAATGGCTTGCCGCGACCTGTCTTGCTAACAAAACTATTTCGCCGAAGTGTTGCTCCTCGTCCCAGGCCAAAGTCAACACGCTTCAGATCTTCATCGAGCGTTAGCATCCCATCTGGCAATGGGCGATCAGCGCCTTCAATCTTTGCAGGCTGAGCTGCTCTACCAGACAACAGATCAGCAAGGTTATTAAATCCCTTGGTGCCCTTGATGCGGTTGTACTGAATGTTTAGCGCTCTCTGCTTGTCGCTAATGTCTTTGCGTGCAGTCAGCTCTTCCTCGGACAGGATTGGCTCTTTGCCAAACATCTTCTCTTCAAAGACTGTCTTTGGACCTTTCGCTGGTAACTCTGGTACAGCCTCGACCTCGGGAGCAGTGACCTCTGGGGGAAGTGTTGGCGGTGTCGTAAGGGCAATCTTCTCAGCCTCAAAAGTGTTGAGCTTAGCCGCTGCTACGTCAACGGCTTCTTGGCCAACCTTGTTCTTTTTAAACGCTGTCTCGGCCCGTTTCAGTTCCTGCCGGGCTTTGTTAATGTCCGTTTGTATCTCTTTTGCAGGACGACCAGCAGGTTTAATAACAGGTGGCGTAGGGGGCGTGATCGTACCAGCAGGGGGAGTAGGAGGCGTGACTGTCCCAGAAGGAGGAGTCGGTGGTGTTGGTGGCGTAACGCTTACGCCCGTAGGAGTTACGGGAGGTGTAACAGCAGGAGGCACTGTAACATTTGTTACAGTAGGCGCGACACCAGCAATCTGGGCGGCTATGTTATTGGCTTCATCGAAAGTGCCAAATGTTCCACCATCCTGCGTCTGTCCTGTTGCTGTGTCTATCATCAAGACTTGGAACTGACCGTTCGGAGCCGGGATGATCTGCGTTTCTGTCTGATCTGCGGGGTTTGTATATCCACCCAGGATTCCTGCCGACGGTGTAACAGGTGTTACAGGAGGCTGTCCTGCGGGTGGCGTAGTGGGCGCAGCGGCAGTTGGCGCAGCAGATGGGGTAGCAGCGGGCGGCGTAGTAGTAGGAGCAGCGGCAGGGGTGGTTGGTGTCTGAGGCCCCTTATAAGCATCGATAGCTTCTTTCGTTGTTTGAACAGTAGATCCAAGTCCACCGCCCACAATCGCCCCTTCTAGCCCCGCTAGAGCAGCCTCTTCTAAATCAAATCCTCTTTGAGTCCCAGCGGTTTCTGCTGAATAGGTACCAAACTCTTCTGCAAACTCTGTGCCTGCTTGAACCCCAGTCTCTTTGGCAATTCTTCCGGGAGCCGTTTTTCCTGTTACCCCAGCACCAGGCAACAATCTGCCAGTAGCAAATTTTTCAAATAATGTTTCAAACGCAGCAGCGCCAGCAGCGGCAGACACATCACCAACCGTGGCTTCGGCTAAAGTCTTCTTGTCATTTTCAACACGTG